ATATTCAATAAGAACTAGAACAACAAAACAACATGGATATAACCCTACTAAAGGTGGAGCTCCATTTTACAAAGGAGATAAATAATGCCAAGTAAAGAAAAATGTAAGAACTGGAAAAAGATGGGTTATAAAAATATGAAAGATTGCACATCGTATGGTAAAAAGAAAACTGCCTTAGAATGGCAAATGAGGCAATCACCAGAAAAGAAAATAAAGGATAAACATCGTGCCTAAGAGAGTTGATTTATTTGGACATGATAAAGGTTTTGGTGACACCGTTAGTCGTGTAATTAAAACTGTCACCAGAGGAAAAATAAAGGAGTGTGGAGGATGTCGCAATCGAAAAGAAGCTTTGAACAATCTAATTCCGTACGCCAAGCGTTACGAGAAGTAAAGGGTGGTGCATTAGAAGGAGTTGAAGGTGGTCTTCGCATAGACGCTTTTGACCATGATGCTAATTCAGAATATGATTTTACAGAAGACTCATGTTCTATATGTGAATTACCAGAACATGCTCAGAATCTAATTGTAGAAGATATAGAATCAGAAGAAAATGCCTAAACAAATAATGGAAATCAATCCATTTCACGGTGGATTAAATAGTCAGGCAGACCCAAGAGATATAAAGGTTGAAGAACTTTCTTTAGCTCAAGATATTATGGTAGATGAAATAGGTAAGGTAAGAATGATGGGCTCTAATGTAGCTCATGACGCTCCTACTTTAACTGGAGTATCTATTACCCCCGGCTATTGTTTGCATTATATGAGTCATGATATGACTAAAGGTAATTTAGCAGCAGCAAGTGCAATTAACGCAGCTGAGACTGGAGATGATTACTTATTCTTTATAAACAAGACTGATGCAGTTGTTGATGTTTATTCAAGAGCTAGTGACAGTTGGGGATATAGTATAATAGATTTAGGTCAACCAGATTCAGGTGTAGATTTAAAACCATCTTTCTATAATGTGGACGGGGCTTTAAGAATATCAGATGGTTCCTTTGCTGATTTAAGCCATAATAGATGGTATGGTTACATAAAAAGAAAAATGTTTCAAGAAAGCCTTCAGCGGAATATAGACCAATGGTATTCAGTTAGTTCTAAAATTGAAAAACCATCTTCAGCTTCTAATTGGGATAATGCAATCCAAGTACTTGGGACTAATTACGGGACTAGCCACACATATGACAGTATAAATGCAGATGATTGGTTTAAGAATCAAAACGATATTCATGACAATACAAATGACGCTGGTGATGATTTTATAAATGTAGCAAAGATGGTTGTTACGTTTAAATATGTTACTGAAGATGACCCTATGGACACAAATATGACATTTGTTTTTAAATGTGGAGCAGCTGATAGTAGCTCATCTTGGAATAGTACTGAATCATTAACTCATGAATCAACTTATACAAAAATTGGTGGAAACTGGGGAACTGAAGTAAGTGATAATACATATGAAGCAGAAATGACATTTTCTTTTCCAGTTACAAGCACAGTTGCGGATGGAACTAACACAAGTCCTAGTGAAATTCAAATAGCTGATGGAGAAACAACAAAAGGTATAAGAGCTAATATATCGGCAGAGGCTTTAGACGCTGATATTCAAAGTCTAACAATAAAAAAAGTAGTGATTACGCAAGCCATAGTATCCGCAGGCGATCATTATCTTTCAGAGCATGAGGTTATTCCTGAAATAGTATTTCAAACTGCAAGCTCTGGGACTGGCGTTGGTTGGGATAAGAAATGGAATATAGGGTGTTCTTTTATATATGACGAAAAACAAGAAAGTTTAATAAGAACTTTATGGGATAAAGATAATCAAACATCAACAACGTACACTGTTTCTAATACTGCCCATTGTCCAACTATAAAACTTAATATAAAATATGTTAATTGGAATAAAAGAATCACTGGTATCAATCTATATATGAGAGAAGAAGATGAAACTCAAAAAACAGATTGGTATCTTCAAACAACTTATGACTTAGTAAAAGGCGTTGGCAGTGTATATCCAAATGGAGTTGATAAACAATTTATATACGATGGCACTGTTCAAGAATACCATTGTACAATAGATAGGGAAAATTTACTTACTCCAAATCTTCTTGGCTCATATGAAAGTATTACAGGTGTAAGCTCTAATGAAAAATCAATTTCTTCAAAATATAAAACAGCTGTTGTTGCTAATAGAGTTGCTTACATAGCTAATATACAACTTCAAAATGAGGATGGTACCGTTGAAACAAGGTCTGATGGTATGTTAAAATCCAATGTAAATCAATTTGATGTATTTCCTTCAAATAGAATAATAGAAGCTTCTGTAAGAGATGGGGATTCTATAATTGCATTATCAGCATACGCAGACAGAATATTGCAATTTAAAGAACATAAAATGCATATAATAAATGTATCTCAAGAAATAGAATTTTTAGAAGATACACATATGCACAAAGGAGTTAAAACTCCAGCTTCAGTTGCTGAGACAGATTATGGGGTAGCTTGGGTAAATGAAGAAGGTTGTTATTTGTACGATGGAAGGCAAGTGCATGACTTATTAGAAAAGAATGGTGTTCAGATTATTAAAGAAAGTGATTGGGCTACTCATGTAGGTACTAATCCTATGTGTGGATACTTACCTAAGAAAAGACAAATTATAGTTGTAAGAACTGCTGGAAGTGGTGGGTTAGGAGATATTTATTTATATGATTTAGTAACTAAAAGTTGGGTTACTGGTGATTCAAAATTTGATGATAGTAATAAAAAATCTAACTTTGTAGTTGATTGGAATCATGATTTAATTCATGCTAAGACAAGCACTTCTGATGTATCTTTTAAAAAATGGGATGATACCTCATCTGCTGGGAATATAAAATTTCAAACTAAAGATATGGCATTTAATCAACCGGGCCAAAGAAAGAAACTTCATAAAATATATCTAACTTATAGAGGTGATGGTAGTGGAGTTACTTGCAAGTTTGCAGTTAATGGAGAAACTAATGTTTCTAATTATAAACAATTCAACAGTGACGATACTCCTTTACTAGATAAAAGTTCTACAACTGATTGGACTTTAGCAGAATTAAAACCTACATCTGCTTCTGATGGCAACAATATATATAGTACAAAGTTTTATATGAACGGAACTAGTGTTCCTGCTGATTTTGAGATTAATGATATTAACATAGTATTTAGGATGAAAAACGTAAAATGACAATGACAAGACAAGAAAGAGTCGCATTGCATAAAAAACAAGAAAGAATACAAATTCGTGAAGGTAAACCAATTTTATCTGATTTGAGAGAAGGCACTCCAGAAATAAGACGGACTGATGAGGGAGTTGTTGAGTATATTAAAAGTAATGGTGTTATGTACAAGAAAATATTAGATAAAGCGTAGGATGTTTGTTAAATTAAATCGTATAAGTACAATTATTATAGGTTATATAAATGGGTAATCTTTTTGATAAAGCTATGGCTGCTGGAAAAGCTGGCGCTGAATACAAGGCTGATATTACTGATGCTAGTATAGCTGGTGACGAATTATCATTTACTAGTCGAGAAACACAGCAAAGACAACAACAATCAGATATGAAGTTTGGAGCTATCACTTCCCTAATTGAAGCTGGTGGAGCTATTCATGATTCATTAAAAGAAAAAGCTGACTTTAAACAAGATTTAAAAAACATTGAAGACAGTGGTAAGTATGGAGAATTACAAAAAGATTCAAGAGGTTTTGGTCAAAAGCTTTGGGATGCAGTTAGTGGTAAATCTAGACAATATACATTTGCTGATGATACAGGAAAAACTACTACATTTAGCAAGACTGGTGTGACTACTCAGGGAACAATTTTATCTGGAGGAAATGCTGCTCTATCTACTGGAGGGGTAACTGGAGTTTTATCGGATACTGCAAAGCAAGAGCATAAAGAAGAACAAAAACAACATTATGGAAAGCGAAAAGGATTTGATTTAGGAGACTTGTGGGGAGAAAAGTCAATGACTGGATTAGGCAAAAAGAAAAAAGAAAAGATTTCAATGGCTAAAGAATCCAATATGAGCGATAATGAAGTAAAGAAAGAAAAGAAAAAAGAAATTCAAGGCCCCAAACAATTTATAGGCCCTCCTAAAAAAGAGAAATTTGATTTTTCAAAGCCTTTAAATCAATTAACAAAAGAAGAATTAGAAAAGTTTAAAAAATCTGGTTACTTTGATAAAAATTCAGAACATTCACCGCAAAGGCAATATGCAAATATGCATAGGTCATTAGTAGGAAGGTAATAGGAATAAGATATGGCAAGTATAGCAAACAATCATTTATCACAATTAGCTAATAAAGGAAGGCATGGCGATACCGAATTAGCTCACGTTACTAAAGAAGAACAAAACTTATTAAAAGCTATGGGAGGTTCTGGTTCTATCAATCCTCAAACTGGATTAAAAGAATTCTTCCCGTGGGCTGCAGCTGGGATGTTTGTAACATCACTTGCTCAGTCGCATCAAAGTGGTAAGATAGCACAATCTGGTGCAAAGGCAGCTATATCAGCCGCTAATGAAGGATTAGCATCTTTAGAGGGAGCTGAAACAGGTTTAGAAACAGCTAAGGAAGCTAAGACTGCATTTGCATTAGGCTCACATGAACATTCAAAACAAAAATTTGCAAGTGAATTAGATACCACTGTTGCTGATATTAATAAACAAATGAACCAAGCCGTTAAGAAAAGTGGATTGGCTAATTCTGGAACTCTAAAAGAAAAAGAATCTACTCAATCTAAAAGAGTTGCTCAAACATACACATCTGGAGTGGAAGGATTAATGGGTAAGCTTGGTGAAACAATGGCTGGTATTGAAGGGTGGTATGAGGGCGAAAAGGGTAGAATAAAATCTGAAAGAGCAAGGTTTACAAGAGAAAAGAAATTGGCTCAAGAAACATTTGATAATTCAGGTCTCGGAGGTTTATTCTAATGCCTACAAATCCATATGGAGCTGATGCTTTACAAGCATTAACAAGAATACTACAATATCAACAAAAGAAAGATAGAGACGATGTAGCTCAATCTTTAGCTATAATGGAATACAAAGCTAAGCAAGATGTTTCTAAATACAACTTAGCTAGTAAAATGCTAGAAGACTCTTCTAAATACAATAGTATGCTTAAAACAGAAGTTGTAGATAAATTCTTAAATGAATCCAATCTTAGAAGATTTGCTGATACTATTCCAGCTCCAGAGAAAGGTGACGACAGAGACGACATAGAAGACCATATAGGAGACTTAGCTGATGCATTGAATGATAAAGATAATTTCCAAAATATAAAATTTGGAGGAAAAGATTATGGTAAAATCACATTTGATAAAAATACATCACAAGAATTAGCATCAGCTTTATATAATTATAAAATAGCTAAAGACCCTTCTCTTTTGTTGGATTTTGCAATAGATGTTCATAATGCTAAAGAAGCAGGCCCTCTTGAGGGAACAGCTGAGCAAAGTAGAATAATTAATGCTTTAATGGGATTGCAATATAATCTTGATGATAAGAATAATTTAAAAACTTTATCGCAAGCTGTTGCTAGTAAAAGAAACGATGAAGTAATTATGAAGGAAAGAATGGAGTTAATGAGTGGTGATTATGAATTTCAAGAACAATTAATTACTGCAACAGAGCCTACTGAAAAAGAAAAGGTTGGGGAATCCTTAAATCAATTAGATGCATTACAAGCAGCTGAACAGATACAAAAGCATGGATTAATACAACAACAAGACCAAGAAGCTTCTGAATCATTTTGGGATGCGACTGGCAATGTAGTTGGAACAACTGCTAACGTAGCTATGTGGACTGCTCCAGCTGTGGTGGGGGCTAAATCTTTTCATGATTATCAATCAGCTAAGGGTGTAACTGAATACCTTGATTTAATGAAAGAAAATACTGCAAGAGCTATTGGTAAAGATACAGATATATTAAATGCTAAAGAATTTGCAGATAAATATGGTATGAATAAAACTGAAGCTCAAACCAAAGCTGGAAGAAAAGCATTACAAGACAAAGCTAAGGAATGGGCTTATAAAAATAGAACAACTATGGGTAAATGGGGTGATAAGTTTGTAATGAATCCATATAAATGGTTTCAAAATATGGATTTAAAATGGGAAAAAGTTAATTGGAAACCATCTGTTGGTCTTAGAAATACATTAGCTTATTCAGCTCCTCTTATTGTCCCTATGGCTGCTGGAGCAGTTGGAAGTATATTTGGCGACACTGGTCAAAAAGTTGGTCAAAGTGTTGGACATGGTGCATCAGCTGTAATGTTACAAAATCAAATTAAAGGAAGGGGAAAAAGAACTTTCTTAAATTGGCTCTCTTCTGGAGCTGCTAAGAAACAATTAACAGCTGGACTTGGTGCTAAACTTACTTCTTACGCAGGTCTAGCGGCTGCTGATGGCCCTCTCTTACCAATAGGAGACCTTGTAGCTTTAGGTCTTACTTTAAATGAAGTTCACAACTTGTATTCAGTATGGGCTAACGAACAAGATTATTAATGGCTGATAATCTTACAAAAAATATACAAGCTATATTAAAAGAACGTGGGACAGCAGCTAGTCTTACGCAGGTTCAGGATGCCTTAGATAAATTATCTTCTCCATTAAAAAACCAACCTAAGGGATTTACTGTTGGTAATTCTAATGTAGTTACACCAGAGCAAGTTTCCAATGTTTCTTCTGGTGAGCAATGGGCTCAATCTTATCAACCAGACCCTCTTAATGTAGAACCAAGTGCTTTAAACGCAGTTGGAGCAGCTCTTTGGAGTTTTGCTGATAGTGCTTCTTTCGGAGCGGCTGGTGCATTAATAGACGAAGAAAAGTATATAGACTTTGATGACCCTATGGCTAAATGGACTAGTGCTATTGGAGGATTTGCAGGGTTTATTGGAGGAGCTCCATTAAAAACTGGTATGAAAATAAGCCAAATGCTAGCAAAGGCGGCTACGAAAGGTACTGGTAAAAAACATGTTGATGAAGTTGTTGGTGAAATGGTTAAGAGGGGAAGAGCAAAGGGATTAGGTGACGACACTATTGATGAGATTACCACTGGGTATAAATCTATTGTTAATCAAGCTCAGTACAATAATCAACTTCGTGGTGGAGAGTTTATTAAGAAATCAGAAGATTTTCTAAGTCAATATTTATCTAGAGCTGAACAAGTTGGAGAATTAACTGCTCGTGAAGTAGTAGCTGCTAAGAAAATGTTTGGCCCTGCATTAAAAAATAGACCAATTCAAGATTGGTACGGAGTAATGACAGAACGTGGAATATTTGCAAATAATCCTAGAGCTGCTAAAACTCTTTCACATATTATTAATGATGCAGTTATGCTATCAGTTGTTGATACTACATTTGAAGGTATGACAATGTTTGAGGATGGCAACTTTGATTGGACTCAGCCAATGTGGGGAGCAGCAACTGGTCTTGGTTTTGGAGCTTTGGGATGGTTAATGCCTAGAGGGGCAGCCGCTTCTTGGAAGAAGGATATGGTGCATGGCATTAAAGCAGCTTTTGGTAAAAAAGATTTATATAGAAATATGAGTGCTAAGCAAATAGAAGCTTCAGCTCAATTCTGGGGAGAGTCTTTAAAAAGAACAGAAGCTTTAAAGGGACAACCTGTAAGTCATTTAGTAGATATAAGTTATAAAGGTCAAAAAGCCATTGGAATAGATTTAACACATGGGGATGTATTAGGTCAACTAAGGTCAACATTTGGCAAAGATGCTCAATTTGCTTTAAAAGAATTTATGGAAAGTACTAAAGGTAAAATGGGTAAAGAATTAATGAGGTTCGCAACTAAAGAAGCTGCTGGAAATCTAGCTGAGGTATGGCCTAGAATGATAGCTGGTGGAGCTTTATTTAATTTACATTCGTTCTATGAAATGGCTCGTAATGGGGCAGAACTAGGTGTAAACGACATATTACCTCATTTTCTTATTGGAGCTTGGATTCAAAGACATGCGAACCCTGCGAAGTTTGATATGAGCCCTAAAGGTGTTAACCAACTTCGTGGTAATTTAATGAGACTTGGTGTAGGGCCTGGACAATTTAATGAGATACCAACATTAAAATATAGAGATAGCGCATTGAATAGTCCTTTCAATAGTACAGAATGGTCACCTATTGTAGATACGGCTAGGGATTTAGGAATAATATCATCTACTCCTGAAATTGTTGAAACTAATTTAAAAGCAGGTGAGCAAAGCGTAGCTATGCAAGAATTC